AGTCAGCCAACCTCCAGTCAGAGAACTTAACCAAGATCCGCGCTTGAACGTTATCTTGGAAACCACCGGCAATGACCGAGTTTGCGTCAGTGATCGCAGCAGGAAGACAACGCACCAGCACTCCCTGCCAGAGAAACGATGGATTTCCCATCGCGCTTTGCAGCACGGACATCCCCAACTGGAGACTGGTTGCAATTAGGTTCACGCTTTGAAGTAGACACCAGAAACAATAATGCGGGAAGTAGCTTGGAGTTGGCTTGTGAGACTTGTGATGTCGCCATTTTCATAATGGCTCAACTCGCAGTAAGAAGTGCCTCCGACAACCTTACCAATGACAGAAGTCTTCGCTTGATTCGTTGCGTTGTCCAACCAGATGGACACAGCAGCGTTGTAGGTCGCAGGATCTGGAAGGCTCAAGCGAAGGTTTCCGGTCGCAGAACCACTCACCGAGTTGATGGTCAAATCAACGGTAAATGTCTCAACAAAACCAACAGCCGTTCGTCGAGCAGTGTTGACGGTAAAGTTAAACGTGCGACCACCACCGGAATCAATCAGCGTAGGAACCCACGTTGACGGAGCGGTCAGTGGGAGCGCGGCATAGATCTCATCGAAGTTCGCGTTCGCTTTGATCCACGACCCACGGAGCGTGTCTCCGTTGTTGTCGTTTGCGGTCGATCCAACGTTGATGACTTGTTGCGACATACTATTCCTTCGGCAATGCGTACCAACCCTCTGGCAGCGTTATGCGACCCGTAGAGCGCACAGAAACACCGTCAGCACCTTTGACCCAAACCTTAGCTTTGACGCTCTCAGCGAGCCTCACCGGCTCACCGTGGGGGACGTAGACAACGCGAGTCCCACAGCCACAGCTACCCACCAGCACGGTCAATGCGATCCAGAAGCTTAGCTTTAAGTTCTGAGTCTTGTTTTGCATCTTCGGCGGTGGGTTCAGTTTTAGCCAGACCAGTCAACCACTTCAGCAAAGCGGTGATGATCTGCTCGACGATGTTCACTCGGACTTCTTTTTGTCCGCATCCTTTGCGGCAATAAGACCAAATCCAACCGTCACAGCGGCAATGGTCGCAGCAAGATCAATGTTGGTGGACGGGTCGCCGTCAAACAGAGCTTTCAACGCTCCACCAACGGCAACCATGATTGCGCCGACACCTGCGAGAGTGGTTTTCCAGTTCATTTCTTGAGGGCTTTCCAGAGTCCAATTGCAGCAGCGATAAAAGCCAACACAGCGGCTCCGAGTTGGAACCACTGTGTCAGTTGCGGGATGAATGAAACCGCACCAGCAGCGGCAGCAGTTGCTAGAGATACTCCAACTCCATTGCTGCTGTTGGTATCGGTTTGCATTACTCGGATTTAGGTTGAGCGGCTTGCTTGATCTTTTCAACAATTGGCAAAGCGACGGCAGCATTGGCGAGACCGCCAGCTTTCACAGCAATGTCCAAAAGCTGAATGATGTTGTTGGCTTCTTGTTCGTTGAGCTTGAGCGTAATTTCCATATTAGGCGACCGGAGCTTCAACGACAGCAGCCTCCTCCGCAACCAAAACCGGCTCAACCTGCGGCAGCATCGGAGGGACGATCATCACCGGAGGAGCCCACGGCAGCGGCGGAGCGATGACCGGCGGGTTGATCTGGTCAGCGATCTGCAACGAGACGTTCGCTTCGATGGCGGTCTTATCGACGCCATTGGCATAGCACCAGCCGAGAACCTGATCCTGCGTCAGATCCTCGTAAGGCGTGAAGCTATCGGTCGGCGCAGCGAACGACGCGCTGCCGTAGCAGGTGCCGCTGTAGGTCTTCTCGTCGTCGCCGGTGCCGATGGTTTCAATGCCGTTGCACCTCCAGTCGGCGGTGATGACGACATCGGTTTTGTCACCTTCGGTGGGCTTAACGAGAAGGCGTTCGATGATCCAGTTGATGGTAATCATGGGATATTAGGCTTCCAGAGCTTCAACACGGGCGGTGAGTTCCTTGATGGCGGCAACCAACAGCGGGATGACATCCGTGTAAGCCACGCCAAGTCGATCAGGATTCGACGCATCGACAGCTTCAGGAAGAACAGCTTGAATATCCTGAGCAATCAGGAATGACTTGCGAGTGTTAAGAGCGTCGTTCTTGAACTTTCCGATAACAGCTCTCAACGAACCAACCTTAGCAACAGCATTGTTGATCGGTTCGATAATGTCCTTCAAACGCTCATCTGAAGCGGAAGTCCAAGAAGTGGCAGCAGTTCCATTGAGATAGACACCACCACCACCAGCGGCAGAAATTACGAAGTTGCTCGCGCTTGAATACGGACCAACAGCCCATCGAGTCGTTCCAGAATCAGAAGACAGATGGAACTTTGTGTTAAAAGCCGCACTTACACCCGTCGTCCCCACCAACAGATTCCCGCTCGCGTCGAGCGTCATCGCTTGGGTCGTCGTAGAATTACAACGCCAAGCATGGCTAAAACCATCGTAACGAGCATTCGCCCACAGCGCGTTAGCACCTGAACCAGCAGCAAAACGAACGACGTTTGTTGTATCACCGTCTGCGCTGCCAGCGGTGTTTCCAACATGGAGAATAACTTGATTATTGGTGGTTCCGATTGCTGACAGCTTGTACGAAGGACTTCCCCCCACGCCCAGCCCCGTGGAGTTGAGGGTCATTCGAGTGCCGCCTGCGCCGTCGTACCAAGTGAAGATACCCAGCGGCTGAATCCGATACTGTTCAATGTCGTTGCAACCAAAGCGCAGGTTGTGATTGCTGACAGCGAAAATCCCTCGACCGTTATTATCGATAAAATCATACGAACTGACGCTCGCATCGCTCGACTTCATGCGTATCATTCCGCCCGTATTAACTCCGGTTCCAACAATTTCCAGAGTCTTGTATCCTGCCGTATTGGTCGGACTCGCGGTGTTGATACCGACATTGCCTCCGCTAACCTTCAGAATGCTGGAAGCCACCGTCAGATCGCCGGTGATGGTGGCGCTGGCGAGGGTGGCGGTGGGAGAACAAGCCAGAAGGTTATTGAGCGAAACCTTCTTGGTCGTGCCGCTTGCAGCCATTGACGTATCGGAAACGTCCACGATGACCAGCGGATCGTTTGCCGGATCGGTGGAAGTTCCGATGCTCGTTAAAGCTGTAATCTTGCTATCAGGCATAGGTCAAAAAGTTAATCGGTGGAGAGTGAGAAAATGATTTTAGAACTACCGTCTTCTTGGAGAACAAATGAAACGCCATCCTCTTGGATCATATCTCGCCGCATAGCAGGATATGCCACCTCAATGGCATCATCCGACGTAGACAGTTGCAGTGAGAGCGCGAGTGTCATCAGGTGGTGGCTCGGGCGAAGTAGGCGATGACCGCACCAGAGGTCAGCGTAAAGCTGCTGATCTTACCCACAATGGTGATGCCAGCGGGAATGGTGGTTCCGCTCCAAGTGCCGGTAACACCAGTGCCAGCAATGGACGAGATCACGGTCGCGGTGATGGTCTGGATTGCGATGTATCCCGAAGTCTGCGCTGAGGTTCCGGTGACCAGAGTGAAACCCTGATGACCCATCGAATCCTGCGTTGCTACATCGGTCTGGTATGCTGACATTTTGAAATCTTGTTAGAGGGGAGGCCACCGGAACTTTCCAGCAGCCCCCCCAATTTTACGGTTAACCTTTACGGATCTTCGGTGCTAAAGCTCCCTGTATCCACAGTACGAGTTTGCCTCCTTCGGGGACAGAAGCAGTGTTGAAACCGTCGCGCTGGAGACTCGCGTCGATCTCGGGACCGTGAACGACTTTGCTCTTGCCGTTCTTGTCCACTGCAATGGTAGTAGCGAGACGCATATCCTTAAGGATTAAGCGGTGATCAGAACTTCAGCTTGCGTAGTGTCCGCAGCGGCAGCACCAAACATGATGTCGTAAGACGCCATGTGCGAGCGTGTGGCGCGGGAATACCAGACCGAGAGCAAGCAGGACAGACCGTTGTTGGTGGTAACCGTGCGCTGTTCGATGAACTCACCGGCAACCATTCCAACCGGAAGACCGGCTGCGATGGCGATAGCGTCAGGACCGCAGACAAAGCCAGCGGTGTTGGTCTCAGCACCAGTCCAGCGGTTGTTCTCGGCGATGACATCGAATCCAAAACGACCGTTCGCAAGCGAAGACAGACGGCCATCGGGGAAGGTGTTAGAGGCCGACGAGAACAACAAGCGAGCGATGTGTCCACCGTCCAGAACGAGGTTCTTGGAACGATAGTTCTTGGCAGCAGCGAGAATCGCGGGCAGGTCGCTGGTGTCGAAGTTGGCAGCGGTTCCAATCGTAACGGCAGTACCGTAGTTAGCGGCAGTCATCACGGCGGTAATCTTGTCGCTAATACCATAAGCGAACAGATCAGCAGAACCAGCAGCAAGATCAGCCAGAGCGTAACCCTGATTCAGTTCTTCTTGAGTGACGGTAAAGTTCTTGCTGATCTGGTCAACGGTCACCGAAGTGGCAGCGAGCGTCGAATCGTTGTTGGTCTCCCAGTTGGTCGGATTGACCTGAGCGGCGGTTCCGGTCGTGAACTTCTTCACGCGAACGATGGCTTTCGGACGGAGGTTGTCCAGACCCACGTTGCGGCTGAAAGCATCAACCATCGCCAACTTGGTAGCGGCAACGGTGATGATCGCGTCAGCGAGGTAATCCACGACAAGCGTCGAGGTAAAGGAGTTCGCGTTCTGCGGAGCGAAGATGCTCTGCTGACGGAGAAGCTCGCTGTGGTTCTCGACCAAGAAACGACGACGCTCAGCACCAGCGCGGAAGCTCTTATGCTTCTCCAGCAGCGGGTTGCCGAGGTTCTCAATCACGGGACGCACCGGCTCAGGAGCAGGAGCAGCGGCGGGAGACTTCATGGAAGCTTCCAGAGCGGAAAGCTTAGCAAGAATCGCGGTGAGATCAACGGAAGCGGCAGGAGCAGCCGCAGCCGTCACAGTAGTGCTATCGGACATATTTGTGTCGGGTTGTTGTGTTGGTTGCGGCAAAGAAACTTTGCCATTTTCGCTGACGGCGTTGTTGCCATCCGCAGAAATCTTGTCGTCTGGGGAGTCGTCATCTTCCTCCAGTTCTTCACGCTCCAATTGAGCGTAGAGAGCGCGGAACCAATCGCGTCCAGCAGCACCGCCCCAAAGGTTGGCAGCTACATCAGCGGGAGTGTTAGGCTCTGCTTCCAAGAATCGCTCATTGCGACCCCACCAAGCGTTTGCTTTCTCAACCTTATCTTCGGTGGGAATTTCTCCAGCAACGAGAGACTCAGCCTCAAGAACGGTTTGCTTCTCAAGACCTTCACCGGCAAGACCTTCAGCGTATTGCTCAAGACCTTTGCGGAGGTTGTTTTTGACCGTCTCGGGAGCGGTCTTGGTGACAGCGCGGGGATGCCACTTAGCAGCCATCGCAAGCTGTTTGATGGGTTTGTCTACCAAGCCAAACTGAATCGCTTCGGCGGTGGTAAACCAAGTCTCCGCCTTCATTGCAGCGCGGATGGACTCTGGTGATTTGCCGGTCTTCTTAGCATACACTCCAACCAACACTTCAGCGTGTTGATCAAGAGCGTCAGCCATTTTCCGCATATCTTCCGAAGTACCGGAAGCCATTCCAGACGGATCGTGGATCATCATTAGAGCGGCATCAGCCATCTCTACTTTATCTCCAGCCAGAGCAATGATCGAAGCAATGGAAGCCGCAATGCCAACGACCCGAGTGGTCACCGGAGCTTTACGACCGCGCAACTGGTTGTAGATGCTCAGACCATCCCACACATTACCACCGGGAGAGTTGATCTCCACCAAGAGCGGACCATTGCCAACTTCAGCAAGAACGTCAGAGAATTGCTTTCCAGATAGACCGTTACCACCAAACCAATCTTCACCAATCTGGTCAAAGATCTGAATGGTCGCAGTCTCACCAGCGGAAGCCGCAGGAGCGTAATAAAGCCAATCTGATTTCTTAGTGAAGCTCATTCTGTTTTCTTGGCTCGCGGCTTACGTTGCTTTTTGACTGAAGCGGTCACTTCGGTTTGTTCTACAACAAGCGGTTGCGATCCACCTTCTGACGGAGCAACTGGAGACGGAGATTCAGAAGAATCATCTTCAATGTCAATAGCCGGTGCAGCACTAGCCGCAGGACGTTCTTTCTGAATCACCGAAATCTCAGAGACATCAACTCCGTATTTGTCAGCAAGTTGACGCACAAACAAAGCTTGCTGTGCTTTTGCTTCTAAAGCAGAACGCCAATCAAGACCCCGCGCACCGTAGACCTCATCGTAAGTCAGAATGCCAGCTTCCAATTCAGCCAACTGAGCAGCGGAATTACGGCCAACATCAACATTTGGGGAGCGGGGAGCGGTAATAGCTACTTCATACCAGTCGGACGGAGCATCATTGAGCGCGGGATCGCTCTTGATAGCGTACTCCATGACGTATTCATAAATACGTCGAGCCGCTGACGACATCACTTGATGCCGAGACTTAAACCACACAGCAGACATATCTAGCGCACCGCGATAGACAGTCCCCTGCATGGACTCGGGATAAACCAGAACGTAAGGAATACCAACACCAGCACATACCTTCTCGGTCAATTGTCGCCAGTATTCCCGCATATTTACACCGGGACGCTCCGTTGCGAACTGTTCAAATGAATCACCGTTCTTGAGTACTTTAACAGACGACCCAAAAACTTGTTCGTAATAGTTCTCCGCAGTGTTCTGAGTGGTTTGCGAGATTCCACCGGAACGGAGGCTGGATGCTTGGACCTCACCGCTTACCGTCTTGACGATCTGAGCGACGGAAGCACCGAGCTTGCAAGCTTCCATCTCCAGCTTCTGCAAGTCATCGAGATCGTGAAGATCATTGATAACCGCAGAGACAAACGGAAGACCTCTAAGCTGACCGGGACGATTCGGCTCGTAAATATGGACCACCGAGTCGGAACCAATTGAGCGAACGTCTGTCAGATTACCCTGCGTCTTCTCTGAACCGATAAAATACGAGATTGCGCGTCCAGTCTTAGGGTCAAACCGGATACCGTCGAAAACGGTTAAATCAGACTCCATCCCAACCGGAGTCGCAATTGACTGAGCTTCGATAATCTGAAGTCTCGGCTTTCCGCTCTCACCTTTAGTGAGAAGGATAAAGCTTTCACCGTCAAAGAACCAACCGCGAGCCGATTGGCTCATCATGGTTCCAAAAGACTGGCGAGAACCGATATCGGGATAACGGCTCCAGACATCGAACCACTTCTTGGCTTTGAGATTCCAAGCAGGATCGCTGGAAGCCGGTTGAACCGAGAAGCTAGAGCCAACGGTGTACGACTCAAACAGATCCCCAAGTCTGTTCAGAACAGCGTTGTTCTGCTCAAAGAAACGGGACTTACGGACAATCGCTTGACGGGTTGAACTCGTTACATCAAAGCGAGCCGAAGTATAGGACGTATCAAGATACGAACGACGCAACGACTGACCGGCTCCTTCGTACTTATTAACGGGAGCGGGAAACAACTTATTAGCAATGGTTTGAAGGATTCCCATTAGCTCATCCGAGTTGTGGGTTCACGGCGGAATTGCGTGAAATCACCGTAATACCGAGTAACTGCTACCAGAATGGTTCCAAGCATCTTGTTATAGATCTGGAGGTCTGACGGATTAGCGATTCCGTCTCCAGCCAACAGGGTCACAGCAAGATCGTAGTCTGACAGCAGTGACTCCCACATTTCCAACATTTCACCAGCGGAAGCGGAACCTTTACCGGGTTCAGCGAACTCAACGGAAACGTCAGAACTAGAAGTTGAGCGGACAACTTGACCAGACTCTATAGCGTTTGCGGCAACCGTAAGCTTTGCAGTCAAAGCCTCAAGCAATGTCAAAGCGGCTTTGCTTGCGTAGGTAGTACGCAAATAACTCCGCTTCGTTGCTACGGTGTAGGTCAACACTTGCGCGGACTATTCACAGACCAACTGTGAAGTCAACTACTAGAATTTTCAGAACTAGTAGATGCGAGATCGTTCCACAACATCACCATCGCCAATTGCATCAATTCACAGTCATGCAAATGATCCGGCCAACGGGTATTCCGCTTGAACCACAAGTGTTTGATTCTTCCCGCTCTGTTAGCAGTTGGCTTGAGAACGTGAGAGTCCAAATGCTTCCAGTATGTATCAGAATCAGCCGCAAATGCCCCCTCAGCCTCAAGCGGTGCAGGGAGACTGCAAACAGTCCATTGATGATTCTCGGACCCTTTACGGAGCCGCTGAAGCACTTCCCGCATGTGTTCAGTATCGAAGACCAGAAGAGGCTGGACCGCATCAGTCCGCATTGACGTTGATGTCGTGATGCCGAAGGGATGAATTGCGCCAGTCTTGCTGGTGAATCGCGCTCCGGTTTCTCGGCCTTTCATTGGCATCCAACCGATCAACATTGGCTTTCTCAGCCCTCCTTCTGGTGGATACCGCAGACCGCAGGGATATGTGATTGGATTGACGCTGCTTTGTGAGAACTCAGCACAAGCATCATAAACGGCTTGTGTGTTGAAACCGGAGTCAATCCCAACGTCCATATCATGCACGTTGTATTGAAGTTGGACCCGTCGAAGTGCTGCGAAATCGTCTGCGTGACCGGCGGCAACAAGACGCGAATTGCCTTTGCTCCACTCACGACAGACCCACCAGACAAACGGAGCAGCGGCTTGAACGTCAGCCGTTAGGTAGCGTCTGGCTTCGGGGAGTCCAGCATCAGACACAATCTCAACTCGCTCTTGTTGGGACTCTTGGTTTTCCCACGGTTCTGACAACATACCGTTAATGAAACCCTGCAACCCCATCATTGAGCTTTTGGCTTCCAAGAACGAGACCGCCAAGTGTCCCCAAGTGCATTTCCGATCTGGTGAATAGAGGGATGACAGGTGATAAGACCTAACACTTGGAAGACTTGCTTGATTCTCAGCAATCCACTTTCCATGTCTCAAAGCGGCAACTTTGTGAGAGTCAGAAATCTTACCCTGACAAAGCTGGCAAACGTAGTGCGCTGATGACCGAATACGCTGCCAGTCTGGTTTCCCGTCTTCGGTCTTAGCATTGTCCCAAGTGACCTGCTTCCATTCCAGCTTGATGTACTCGGAGCAATGCGGACAGGGTATGTAATACCTTCGCTGGTCTCCCCTAAGATAACGCTGCCAGATTCTACCTTCTGAAGTTGTCGGAGTGCTGGTGAAGAACGCTTTGGAGCTTGAGAATGCTTTCAGCCGTTGCTCTGCAAGGTCCAGAGCATCAGCTTCCTTAGCTGTTGCTTCAGCGAATTTGTCTACCTCATCTGCGACCAAGATTCGCACCGGACGGGACGCTAGATTTGCCGGTGAATTGGAACCGACAAAGGTCAAAGTGCAGCGATCAAATTGCTGCTCTAGATTGGTCATCTGGTCTGCATCAGAAGGAAACCGTGCAACCAATGCGGGACAGTCTTCCAGAAGCGGCATCCAGCGGGATTTGCTGAACGAGCGAGCCAGATTCTCACTCGGCATCAGCCACAGCGCGGGACTCGGTTCTGTGTCGATAGCCCAAGCGAGACCAGCCATTAGGGTTGTCGTCTTGCTGGTTTGGGAACCCCAACACAAAGTCACCTCAGAGACTGACGGATCTTTCCAGCATTCCAATGGTTCTCGGCAATACGGACGAACAGCGGTTGAGAAAGGTCCGGGATGTTCAGTCTGACGCTGAGTCAGCGTGAGGTTGGATTCGCTCCACTCAACAACCGTTTGCCGTGGAGACGGACGGTAGATCTGACGACGAAACTCTAGGATTTCACGCTCAAGATCGCGCATTAGAAAAGCTCCGTATTCAATTCTTCAATCCGGTGCTTTCGAGCTTCACCCATATTTAGGAACGCCATACGCTCGTTGACTCCATCCATTAGCTTGTCTCTCAACTGCACGTTGCAACCCCACGTTGCGTTCTCATTGAAGATCTCAACCATCAGCACCAGACCGTCAGGTTCCAAGTGCAGCACTCCCCAAAATGGCAACTTAGTGTGTTTCGTAATCTCAAGAGCGGCTTGGAGCTTAGACCATGAAATCATCCATTGGTTGCTGAAGGTTGATTCCAGTTTTGCGAGTCCGTAAGTCCGAGATTTCACCTCATAACTTCCGGTAATTACGCCAGAGTTTTGGTTCCAGATAAACCCATCAATGCGTGAAGGTTTATCGTCTGCAATTGGCAAAAACCGCAGAACCGTGTCACGCTCAATGGCTTTTAGCGCGATCTTGTTCTGACGGAGTGCTTCTAGCCCTCTCGGCTTTTGGCAGTTCAGGATTTCCATTAAACCTTCTCAAGTATCGCTTTTTTGCCGGTGAAGTCTTCCCAACGCTTAACGATTACGTCGCAGTATTTGGGATCTAGTTCCATCAAACGGGCTTTGCGGTGGGTTTTCTCGCAAGCAATCAGGGTGCTGCCGCTGCCACCGAACAGGTCAAGCACCACGCTGTTCTTGTGGTAAGTGTTCAAAACATCTTCAATCAAACCCACAGGCTTTTCGCAAGAATGCACCGTCTTGTGGACGCGAGCGTGATCCCAAACGTCGGCGGGCGCTGTGCTTGGGTAGACAGGCTTTCCGTTCAAGCAAAGATAAAATGGCTCGTGCTTCGGACGTGAGTAGTAGCCAATCCCAAAATTGTTTTTAACCCAAATGTGCATTGCTTGAATCTTGAAGAACTTTTGCAGCGAACGCTCAAACGCGCCAATCTTGGACCAGCCGGTCCAGACGAAAGCGTAGGTGTCTGGCTTCATTACCACCAAAGCTGTCCCAAAAACGCCGTCTAGGAAATTATCAAACTCTGCTCCGTTCAGGTTATCGTTTAGAATGATGTCGTGCGTACCGCGCTGCGGCTTGAAGTTGATGCCATAAGGTGGGTCGGTGAACAGCACGTCTGCCTTAACGCCAGCCATCATTTCTTGAACTGCATCAATACTTGTAGAATCCCCACACATCAGCCGGTGGTTCCCTAGAATCCAAATATCCCCAAGCTTGGTGATTGGATCGACCGGAACTTCCGGTGTCTGGTCTGGATCTGTTTCACCTTCAACAACTTTTGGTTCAAGCAACTCGGCAAGTTCCTCGTCCGAGAATCCGGTGAGGTCCATGTTGAATCCGTCATCCTGCAAAGACTCCAGTTCAAACCGCAACATCTGGTCGTCCCATCCAGCGTTCAGGGCCAGCTTGTTGTCGGCAATGACGTAGGCTCGGACTTGAGATGGAGTTAAATGTCCAAGACGGATGCACGGAACTGTTTCAAGTCCAAGCTTCTTTGCCGCCATCACTCGACCGTGACCGGCAATGATTGTTCCATCTGCATCAATCAAGACTGGATTGGTGAATCCAAACTCTCTGATTGAACCAGCAATCTGCGAGACTTGCTCATCAGAGTGTGTTCTGGAGTTGCGAGCGTAAGGGATAAGGCTGGAGACCAGCAGGTGTTCAATTTGATTCATTTCCAAGGATCGGTTGAGTGCAGAGTTTTCAGACATACTTCTTGAACCCAACGCTCTAGTTCGCGTTCAGCGTGTTCTGGGTCGTGAGGAGCAATTCTACCGGCAAGCTGTTTTGGCATCGACTTAAGCAGTTGAGCTACGGACCCGTCATGGTCTTGCATTACCTTTTTGACCCAATCACCGGAGACTAACCGCTTTTCCCGTTCGGAGAGGTCGAGAACGTCTTTGCGAGCGTTGATGAGATTCTTTGCTGCACTAGCGTGAACCGAAACCATACGGGCAGCATCCATTGATTTTGATCTGAGCGATTGAACGGCAAGACCATAGGATGCTCGCTCAATTTGCTTTTGTCGCTCGTATGCTCCCTGCGGAGTGCTTTCAGAGACAAGTGATGGATTAACAGGGGTTTCTGATTCCGGTGGTCGATAGGGTCCGTCTATCGGCTCAGATCGAATGTGGGTCGCTTCAATAGCAGCCTTCCTTCTTTGCGCTCCAGATCCACGCCAAGCGTCCGCAGCTTCAGCGGAGTCCAAAGGCATACCCTTTGAAACCAACTGAGAGACTCGGCCTTTTGTCAGCCCACTGTGTTTGACGTACTCGCTTTGTGTCATAGCCCGCATCCTCCCTCGCACTCAAAGTTGAATGCTGACTGACCGCGCTCACCGTCGGTCAAATGAACCTCTTTGAGAGGTCTGCAAGACTTGTGGAGGTAGAGCTTGTCGTTACATGTTCTATTCATAACTACGCCTTCAACTCGCAAAGCGTCATCAATTTCGACTGCTCTTGACCATGCTTCTGGATCTGATTCTCGAAGTTGCAACCACTCGTGGTCTGACTTGTACGGACAGAATACACAGGCAGAACGTGGAACCGTGTGAGGTATTCTAAAAGTTTTAAGCCACTTCACGCAGTCTGCTCTGGTCATCATCTTGTCGCAGAGCGGGAACTCAGGTTCAGACCAGTGCGGACTATTGCCTTTGATGCGTGTGGCTCGACCGGCTTCGTCCAGACTGATTCCGAAAAGCTGTGTCAGCTTGGTCTTGATGCGCTGACCTTTCTGAAGCCCTAGAAGTTCGCGTCGAATGAAGCGTTCGATTGGCAGAATCTTGTACTCACTGGTGCATTGGCGTCGCATGATTCCAAGAGGCTCACCTTCGTTCTGAGCTGTGAATGCGGGAATCGTGGCATGACGTTGACCGGTCGAGTTCATGCCATGCTTGAGGTCTTCTCCAAGCGTACCCGCTGATACAACGTGTATGATTGGACCACCCAGACTCTTGAGCCAATCCATGTGGGCATAGACTGACTTCGGTTCTTCGCCAAGGTCAGCGAAGATGGCGCAATCAATCGGCTCAATCCCCCCTCTGAGAGCCATGAGGTAAAGCGTCGTGGATTGAACTCCACCACCGAGGTTCAAGATTCTCATCGGAGACTTTCGGGAAGATCTTCGGATTTCGCTTTGAGCAAGTCGGCTAACCCTTTGGCAATCGTGCGTCGAGCGGGGTTGTCGTCGTCATGCGCGTAATGCGCGGCCACCAGATCGCAGGTTGTGCGATTTGCACGGATCTGAGCAAGATGCCAGCGAAGTGTGTGATGCCCAAAATTAAGCATAACGTATTGTGCAGCGTTTGTCATTAGTCGTGCGTTTATAATACAATAGCGAGTTTGATCGCGGAAGATGATCGGTCCCGCGCGATCACC